CATGGTGCAAGGCCTGAATAAGCAATTGCTGCTGTGCCTGTTGTTGTGTCGATCATGTGAGCCATATCTATCCTTTCTGAGTTAATAAAAACCGGTTTTCTGTGCCGGTACGCGAATTGTACATCATTTTTACACCCTGCAACATTTATTTACAATTTATTTGTCTAGCCTATCAATTAACCACCACGCGACAATAAAAAACACTATTGCCAAGAAAATCATGCGGCCCCCAATTCTAGGCCGCAATCGCCTGCGATATGGTGGCGCAAAAAAGATCCATGAGGCAAACCACGCACAAATTCGCGAAGCGCTGCCGCATCATTTGGCGCGCCAGTGGTTCGGGTTTTGTGCCATTGAATCGCTACCGGTCCACTTGCAGCATAACAGCCCCCCTTTTCGTCTTTTCCTACTTTCTTTTTTCCGGTGCCATGGGCAACAAATACAACGACAAATTCGCGGAAGGGACGCGCACACAAGGGACGGCCACCACCGCATTGTTGACAGCTGAAATTGTCGGCCTTTTCTGCAGGGCACTGCACAAAATTAACACCTTGAATTTTTTGTGGCCACTGGTCCGCGGTTTCCAAGGGCGCAGCATAAACGGCCGGACGGCCTAATTCAAAAGCTCGCACTGCTTCGGCCGTTGTGTCGCAGCTTGCGTTTATCACTGTTTTATTTGGCTGAGGGAAGGGGAGGGCCTCGGCTGCAAAGTGTGAATAAGTCCAAGCTTGACCACCACGCGGGACGCTATCAAAAACGGCCTGTAAATATTCGCTGTCTATTTGTGATGTGCCGGTTTCACTTTTCGGGTGCAGGCTGCAGCTAGTGGGGCACGTGCCATAAGTCTCATGTTCCCCGCTGCGATAAGTAACTGCAATTGGGCCGGTTTTGCTGTTCGCGCTGATTTTGACTGTCTTTAACATTTCTCTATCCTTTCTGTTGTGAGGGGCCTAGTATAGCAACATTAACGGCCTTTTGTGTGTGATATTTTCTAGGGGTTTTCACGCGTCGCACAATTAAGGGGCTGCTGTTTTCGTCCCATGGCATAACCAAAAAAGGTAAGTCATCGGCCGACATAATGCGCATAAAGTCGCGAGCGCGAGTAAGGGAAGGGAAGGTGCGAATCACACTCTGAGAGTTAGGGAAGCACACGTCATATTTATAAATTGGCATTTTCTATCCTTTCTGGGTTAATCGTCGCGGTCGGTATTCAACTCAACACGCGGGTAATCGTCTTCTATAAAGCTATCGTCAACATGAGCAAGCCCTAAACGGGTGCCGGCATCCCAAATTATGATGGGCAAATCTTGCGGCAAATCGCGAAGGGCTGCAATCAATTCAGACACTTTCATTTTGTATCCCCCTTTGCAAATTGCATCGCGGCATACCAAACCTCTTTAGCATCACAGATTGATGTGTAAAGGTCAGACATTGAGTCATAAAATTCATTGCTGCTGCGCTCTTCACTGTCAGCACGTAAAAAGCGAATGACCTCTTCGCGAGGGGCAACAGCAACACAACTCAAATATGCTTCAAGAAAAGCAAGCTCTTCAGAGGTAAGGTCGCGCTGAATTTCAGTAACTTGCACAACGTTTTGATCCCAACATTGGTCGGAGCCCTCATCGCCAAACTCCAATGGGCTAAACATATCGTAAGCTGCAGCCGTAGCTTCAACTTCACTGTTGGCGCTGATCGTGTGGTACTTTGTGATTGTCGAAACAATCTTCACTTTATACGTTTTCATTTTGCAATCTCCTGTAATTTTTTAAATGCTGCCTGTGCTTCTTCTAGGGTTTTACAATCTATTTCGTATTGCTCATTTGGATCACCCCAATGGTCTTCAATGTAGTAAGCCGCAAGCGTTAAACCCATTTCAATGTCTTTTAATAATTCTTTCATTTCGTCACCTCTTCAACGCTATCAATTCTCCAATCACCATAGCCCGCGTCTTCAAAATCACCACCATCGATTTCACGCGCCTTATCCAATGCTTGCTGCTCGTCTTCTGCTTCCACTAAGCAGTAGACATAGCTAATGCTTGCTGCAGTTACTTTGTATGTTTTCATTTCTCTATCCTTTCTATTATTTCTTTAAGTGCCTCAAGATACCCCATAACCCATATGTGTCTATCTGAGTCGGAAAAGGGAGTCTCGCGAATGTAATGCTTTTCTTCCCATCGATAAAAAGCTTCGTTCGCTTTTACTACATGGCTTTCCTTATTCAGGATTGCCAAGTCAGGTATTAGCTTATCCATTTCTCTATCCTTTCTATTTCCATTACTGACTCAATTGAGTATTCAGCATCCTTTTCAGAATAGCTGTAGTCCCCTGAATAGTCTAACGCCCTGTCCACTGCAGCATCCGCACTCGCTGCTTCAACATCTACCGTAGTAAATGCATATGCTGTTCGGCAAAGACGTATTTGATAAACTGCCATTTCTCTATCCTTTCTAAGCACCGGATCAGGCACCGGCATCGCCAGTATAGCAAGGTTTTTGTACCCTGCAACACTTATTTACACTTATTTTACTAAACCTAGGGTTTCCTCTAGTTCCGTCCATGGCATGCCACGCGATGGCCAACAGCGAAGGGGCTCAAGCTTTATGCCCTCTGCAGCCAATTTCATAGCATCTCCCCCTTGATACAAGCGAATGGTCGAAGGGCGTAGTGTATTGCCCATGTCAAGCACGAGTATGAAGCAAGGCCTTTCCTTGGCAGCATGCCGAGTCATGAAAGCAATTTGATGGGGACGCAGCCCAACCTTTAACCCCTTGGCCACCACTTTCAATTCCATCAAAACAAAGTATTCCCCGACACCCACTAACATGTCAGGAATGCCAAGGTTGACGCGATTCTCAATGCGCTCAATGCTGCAGTTGACAAGGCCGGCTTTCACCCTAGCCGAAAACCTAGCTTCAGGTGTCATCTGATCCCCCCAAATCTCGCTCAAAGATGTCAGGCGGAGGCTGCTCCACTCCCGCGTCGAATTCAGGATCTTTTTCACGTGCTGCACTTTCAATCACAATTCCAGTGTCCGCATCGATCAAGGCGGTAGGCGGTGGGCCACCATATAGCTTTTTAAGCTCGTCAAGCTTGCGCTGCACCTCTTCCTTGCTCATGCTGTCAATCGTGCCATGGCGGATCTCTTTGCGCTCCACATAGATCGTACCCAAGGCTTGGCCCCTACGATACTCTGCTTGGACGGCTGCAGCAAATGCACCGGCATCCAAAGCTTTGTCGCGAATGGTCTGCAAATCACGCATGTGGCGCTCATAGGACGTGTTGTACTTCGATGCCAACTCAGCACGATAGGCTTGAATGGCCGCTACAACGTGCGGATTGATGTCAGGGTGGGTAAGCTTCCATGCCATCACAGAAGCGCTGGTGGCCTTGTATCCGGCCCTTATGGCTGCCTCTTTCATGGTCACCCGTCCATCCCCACTCACAAGCTCGGTAACAAAGGTCCATTCCTTAGGCGTCAGCTTCCTGCGCTGCTGCCGCAGCGGGGCCACTTCTGTGGTCATGCGCTTGCGCGCCTTGTCCGGCATAACCGGTGGAACGTTGTAGACGTCTTTCTTAGCCATCAGCTAATTCTCCACAAGCGCCAACCACCATCCACCTTGCGCAGCGTGAACACCCATTTGGGCTGATGCACTCGTGTGAAACGAAGGGCAGCCACTCTGCAGCTTTCAGCTTGCTTGCGCATACCAAACAGGATGCTGTCGCCTGCTTCCATATCCCCAAAAGGATATTTAGATCGATTGGTTGGCAGGGCTATTCCCTGATCAATATGTACCATCATTAACTCCCGTAAAAGAACTACCACGAGTATATCGAGTGTCAACCAAAGAGTCAATCCCAAAAGGCAAATCAGGTTTCCTATAGAACTTTTGGAGGGTGTAGTGTGTTTTTATTTTTTCACTTTTCATCTCGCGGAGCTCCCCTAGAAATATTACACCGAATCTCCAGACGTAATTTGCCGAATGCTCATAACGTGTTGATTTCTCTCACTTCTTACGGCATTACGTCTATTACGTCAAATCTCACAAAAATAAAAAAAAAAACACCTCTTACCCCAAAAAGGTCTATAGCACCTAAACCTTAGTATTACTTTTTGAGCCATTTTCACCCCTTTTTGCCCTCGGTCCTTGGTCCAACAACCCCCACCCAATAACCACTGTATATCCACCCAGTACCATAGTGTGACACACTACAACTCCAAAACCAAGGGAAAACCCCTAAGAAATAAGCCACTTTAAGTAATTGACATAACTTGCGTATGCTTTGATAATAACCCTGTCCACTTAGATAAAAGACGGACAAACCACTGTAACAAAGAAAGGATAGTGATATGACTAAAAAGACGGACGATACGGATAAAGATATTGAACATATCTTGGACAACGCGCAGATTTTGCTTAACGTTTGCGCAAATACTTTTGTCAAACCTGCTGACGCGTGGTTCGCGTGCCTTGTCTCTTCAGCCATTTTGACGGCTGAGTTGGAGGTGCCCTTGGAGAAGTTCTTGGAGGGTTTTGAGCATGCTTATAACGATGCGATGAAGGCCAAGAATGCAATGAAGGGACCATCCTATGATCACTAATGCAAACGATTTTATTTCTGTCAATCG